AGCAAAAGCATTAACAAATGCAGGTTATAAAGTTGGTAAAGCAGAAGAGTTAAGAATAGATAGAAAAAAAGATAAAGCTATTGCTAAGATAGATGAACTATATGCAAATGGTAATACATTTGAACAAATACAATCTCAAATTATTGCAGGAAAACACCCAGAGTTAACTGGTAAATACATTGATGCTACTACAAATTATCATGCAGGTAGAGTTAAAGCACACGAAGTAATAAAAAATATAGAAGCTAATAAAGATAAGTACGACATTAGAAACCAAGAGATGACTTTAGATGTATTCTATAAAAATTACATGCCTGATACTGCATCAATGGATAGTGCAACATTATTAGGATTTACAACACAGTTTAATAAATACAGAGCAAAAGATGCTTTAGTAGATGCTGAAAATAGAGCGGCTTACAACACAGAAAGAAAGATTACAGATGGTGTAGGATTGTTAGATGATATTCCTACAGAAAATTTAAAAACAGAATTACCTGAATTTATACAAGGATTACAAATTAAAGTACCTAACAGTGATGGGTCAGCTAATTCTAATTTATTACATACTAATGCAGAAACACTAGCAATAGTTAAAAGAAGTGTGCTTGACATTATTGCTAATGCAAAAACAGAAGATGATTTAGATAGAGCAGATATTCTTTTAAACACTAATTTAGGTTATTCTAAAAGTGGGTCTGCTATAGGCACTATTGCATCAAGAAAATCAAAAGATGTCATAGCTATACAAGATGAGCTTACTAAAAAAAGAAGAAATTTAATTATTAATGATAGAGAAGAAGCAGAATATCAAAGAAAAGAACAAGTCAAAAAAATATATGCAGAATTATATTCAGATGTAACTGAAACTGATGCGGAAGGTAATGTTACTACAAGACCTAGAACGCACGAAGAGAAGATGGCATTAAGAGACCAACTAGAAGCTATGGGTGATGTAGCGGCAGTTAGAAATTTTGATAATGCAATGAAAGCAGATTTATATATTAATGACGACCCTGAGATATTAAATCAATTTATAGAAAAGATTTACAATGATGACTTTATAGACATTGATGATATGAAAGCTGAGTTTAACAAACTAAATACAAACCCTGCTTTAATGGGTGCAATGTTAGAGCATTATGAAAACTCACAAAAAGATGACAACAGAACATTACACTCAACTAACATAGTTTATTCTGGTGGTGCTAAATCAATTCTTAATATTATAGAAGCACAAATAAATTTACTTGATGACAGTGTTAGAGATAGTAGAAAAGCGTTAGATACACCTGTAGTAGAAAGACATATTAAAAGAGAAATATATGACTTTGAATTAGATTTCTTTAAACAAAATGGACGTAAGCCTACAAATGATGAACGTGAAGCGTTTATGATTAAGTTAGAAAAATACTTAACTAAAGTTTATAAAGTTGTTCCTGCTGAAACACCTAAATTAGAAACATTTGATACACAAACACAGAATGAAATTACAAAAGGATTTGATGAAGCAGATAAACAAACAGAAATAGAACAACAAGAAGCAAGAAATAATACAGTAATCGCTACTGGTACAGATGGTAACGATATAACTTTAGGTGGTTACGTTGATAGCGTAATGGAAAACTTAAACACTATGGACGTACCTAAGTTAAGAAAAACTATTATTGAAGGTATTATTTCTGAAGATGAAAAATACAGACAACAAACATTACCTAAAATACAAAAGTACATAAATTCAATAGTTGGTGAAAATTTAACAAAAGAAGTTTTTGATATGATGTCTGACCAAGATTACATGAACATTGTAAAACAAATTGCTTCAAATCTTAAAATGACAACAGGTAATCAACAAGACGATACAAAAGTATATCAACAATTAGATAGTATATTCCAATCTTTAATAGGAGAATAATAAATGGCAAAGTTTGGCTTATTTGACACCGCCACAACAACAGAAGAACAAACTACGACAAGCAGTGTTTATAAAGTACCTGAAATAGCTACAAATGAAACAGATGCTTTAGAAGCAATACAAACAGAAGAATTTTATAATACATTAAAAAGTTATTATTCTTATAGAGAGAATGACAAAAAGTTTAACAAGATGTCTCATGCAGACTTGTTAGATTATTTCTATGAAGACAGGTCTTGGAGAAATAACAATACTGTATCTATGGGTATGGATTTGTCTAACGTCATGGGTGAGGATAATGAACAGAGATTAAAAGAATTTGCATACATTGCACAAACATACGAAAACCTACCATCATTTTGGAATGACCCAAATAGAAGTTTTGGTTCATGGTTAGTTGACAATGGTGGAGCTATGATAGCTGACCCAGTAAACTTAGTAGGTTTTGGTGTTGGTGGTCAGGTTGCAAAACAAGGTTATAAACAAGCACTTAGAGTTGCTCTAAAAGATAAAGTAGCAAAAGAGTTGAATGAAAGAGCATTAAAAGAAGTAGCTAAACAAACACAAAAACAAGCACTAGGTAAAGCTATAGTAAAAGGTGGATTGTATGAAGGTGCAGTTAATACTGTTATTGCAGGTGGTCAAGATGCACTATTACAAACTACAAACATAGAAGCAGGTATACAAGACAAGTATGACTTTGGTAGAAGTGCTATTGCTTCTGCCGCAGGTTTTGGTTTTGGTACAGCTTTTGGTTCTGCATTTTCAGCAGGTGCTTTTAAGTTAACAACAAATTCATTACGAAGAAAAGGTGTTAAGAAACTATTAGAAATAGAAGCAAAAGGTCAAAGCAACATATCAGGTGCAAGATTATTTGACGAGTTAATGCCTAATGAAACTACAAAAACACTTAGAAATAAACCTCCCACAAAAACTACAAAAGAATATATTAATAAATTAGAAACTGATAAAATTGAACCAGACGACAAACCTCCCAAACTTCCAATCAATTTAACAAAACAACGTGGTAAATATGAAGCGTTTGTAAAAAACAAGACAGAAGAAGTAGGTGAATTACTTAAAAAGAAAAAGATTACTAGAGAAGAAATGATACAAGACGCTGTAGCGTTAGGTCAAGATAGAAAAAAATTTGAAGCAATGGCTAACGATATGGCAAATAGTGAAGCCTTTATAAAAGCATACGCAACCGTTATTGCACAAGCTGATGATATAAGAAGTGATTTTGATATGATAGGTGCGTTGTCTACTCAATTAAGTCAAAGAACAGAAGATTTAGCACCAGATGAAATAGGACAAATACTAAACAAGATAGAAGCAGTAGAACAAAGATTAGATAAAACTATTGTTCGTAAACAAAAATCAGGTGAAAACATTGCAAGAGCGTTACAAGCAGGTAATGTAGATGCTGACGCTACAAGAGCGGCTAAACTTATAGCTGACCCTGAAGACCCTAAAATGGCGGCACTTAAAAGAGGTACACCAGAACAACGATTAGAATTTTATAGAGCTGTTGGTAAATTAGCTGACAGAGACCAAATTATTAGAGCATTACAAAATGCAAAAGAAGTTGATAGATGGGACATAGCTACAGAATTTGTTAACAATAACCTTTTATCATCACCAGATACACACATACTTAACATTGTGTCAGGTCTTGTACAAACACAGTGGAAACCTGCTACTATGTTTTTAAGAGGACTAAACATGTCTTATAGAGATTTTGACAGAGCAAGAGTAATTATGAGAGAAGCTCTACAAACTTACATTTACCAATATGCTTACATAGGTCATGCTCTAAAGAGAGCTAGTAAATCATTTTATGAAGGTAGAGCTATACTTGATAGTAGACAAATGAAACACGACAGCACTATGAGACAAGGACAACTACAAGACTTGTTTGATGCGTGGGGTGAAACTATCACAGACTTAGTTGGCTTAGATGGTACAAGATTAGGTAAAGCAGTTACAGGTGTATTTAAAGGTGCAGGTAGAGTTGTATCAGCTCCTATGAGAGTATTATCAGCAGGTGATGAATTTCTTAAATCTATGATGTTTAAAGCTAGAATGACATCTCTAGTAAATTCTAAAATATTAGAAGAAACTCCTGACTTGATGCCAATGAAAAATGATTTTAAAGCAGGTTACTCAATACCATTTAGAGAAAAATATAAAGCAAGAGCTAGAGAAATAGAAGCACAATATATTAAAGATAATGGCTCTGCTATTGAAATAGATAAAACTGTAAATGCTAGATTAAATTCACCTTTATATTATGCACAAGAAGGTTCATACACACAACACGTTGGTCAAATAAATCCCAACACAAAAGCTCTTGATGATAAACTTACTGGTAGTCTTTTAAGAATTGCTACAAAACATAAGTCATTAAGATTGTTAGGTTTACACTTTGTTAATACACCATCAAACTTATTAAGATGGTCAGCACAACACTTACCATTCTTAGGTAGATTTCAATTTCAAATGGCTCACATGTTAGCTGAAAAGAAATTAGGTAATGGTAAATTTAGAAGTGAAATTGCAAGAGGATTAAATCCATTTAGAAAAAAAGATTATATTAACCCAGAAGCGGCGGCAGAAGCAAAAGCTAGAATACAAATGGGTTGGGCTTTGTGGGGCAGTGCTGTTTACTTAGCTATGTCTGGTAAAATTACAGGCGGTGGAGATATTAATTATAAAAAACAAAAAGACAAAGAAGCTAACACTGGTGAACAACCATACTCATACAAAACAGATGATGGTAGATATATTTCATTAAATAGATTAGACCCAATAATGATGCCATTCTTTATTGCGGCAGATGTTATTTCATTGTTAAACAAACATTTAGAAACTACAGATGATTTAGACCCAGTAGTAGAAAAAGATACTACTGAGCTTATCATGGGTGTAGTAGCTACTCTTACAAGAAACATTACATCTAAATTTTACACAAAAAATCTTTTAGAAGTAATACACATGATGACTTCAGATGACATTATGTTTGCAAGAAAACCAGAAAGATTTGGTACACAAGTTTTATCACAATTTGCTTACAAAGCATTTCCGTTATCAGGTGGTCTAAGATATGTAGATAGAGTTAATGATGAGTGGGAAAGAGAACTTTATACATTATCAGATAGATTATTAACATTAAATCCATTAGACAGTAAAACAGCAGTAATGCCTAAACGTAATATGTTTGGTGAAAAAATTAACAGAAAGAATGGTTGGTTGTTTGGATTAGGTGGTGAAAGTGGATTATGGTCTTCACCTTTTGCTATGACTAATTTTAAAAATACAAAAACAGCACAATTTATTAGAGAAAGAGATTTTAAATATAATCACCCACAAATAAGCATTAGAGTTAAAGGTGATAATACATCTATAAATTTAAAAGATTTACGAAATGAAAAAAATCAGACGGCATACGATAGAATGCTTGAGATTAAAAGTGAGACTACAGTAGATGCTAATGGAGTTATTATTTTAAATAAATCTTCCTTTACAGGCAAACAATATACATTAGCTGAACATGTAGAGAAAATGATATTAAATCCTAATAGTCCTATCTATCGTCACCCATCAGGTACAATTAATGGTAAAGATGAACAAGCTCAAGTAATCATAGATTTTGTCCATAAGATTGACAGATTTGCAAAAAGACAAATGATGAAAGAGTTTCCTGAGTTTGCTGAACGAAGAAAAGCTCTATTTGAAAATAAAGCTAAAAAATACAACGAGCATTATAAAACCCTAGAAACTCTAGCAAACAACTAAACTTACACTTTTAGTAAAACCCAATCAAAAATTAAGGAAAATCATACATGGCAAATAGTTTTGTACGTTATACAGGTAATAACAGTACAACATCTTATTCTATACCTTTTAGTTATAGAGCCACAAGTGACCTTACAGTTACCCTATCAGGGGTAGCAACTACAGCTTTTACCCTAAATAGTGCAGGGACTACCCTTACTTTTAATACTGCACCTGCCCAAGATGCGGCTATTGAGATTAGAAGAAGAACGTCACAAGGTACTAAATTAGTAGATTATGCTTCTGGGTCAGTTCTTACAGAAAGTGATTTAGATACAGATAGTGACCAAGCGTTCTTTATGTCACAAGAAGCTATTGATGATGCAGGTGACGTAATTAAGATTTCTAATACAAATTTCCAATGGGACACACAGAATAAAAGACTTACTAATGTAGCAGACCCAGTAAATAATACTGACGCTGTTAACAAACAATTTATATCTACAAACATACCAAATATTACAACAGTATCAGGTATTAGTTCTGATGTTACTACAGTTGCAGGTATTGCTTCTAATGTAACAGCAGTAGCTAGTGATGCTACCGATATAGGTACAGTAGCTACAAACATTGCTTCAGTAAACACAGTAGCAACAAATATTGCAGACGTTGTTACAGTTGCTAATGATTTGAATGAAGCTATATCTGAAATAGAAACTGCGGCTAACGACCTTAATGAGACTACTTCAGAAATAGACACAGTATCAAACAATATAGCTAATGTTAATACAGTTGGTACTAACATAGCTAACGTAAATACAGTAGCGGGTGTTTCTGCTAATGTAACAACAGTTGCAGGAATAAATACAGACGTAACTTCAGTAGCAGGAATATCAAGTGCGGTATCTGCTGTTAACTCAAATAGCACAAACATTAATGCAGTTAATGCTAATTCAGCTAACATAAACACTGTTGCAGGTATTGATAGTGATATTACAAGTGTTGCTAACATAGCAAGTGACGTAGCGGCAGTAGAAAACATTGCGGCTAACGTAACAACAGTAGCAGGTAATAATTCTAACATTACAACAGTAGCAGGTGCTAACTCAAATATTACAGCAGTTGCAGGAGCAATAACTAATGTTAATAATGTTGGTGGAGCTATCGCTAATGTTAATAATGTTGGTGGTTCTATTGCTAACGTAAATACAGTTGCTACAAATCTAGCTTCTGTAAACAACTTTGCAGAACAATATAGAATTTCAAGTTCAGCACCAACAACAAGTTTAAATGTGGGTGACCTATATTTTGACACTACTGCTAATGAATTAAAAGTTTACAAATCTAGTGGTTGGGCGGCGGCAGGTTCTACTGTAAACGGAACAGCACAAAGATTTACTTATAATATTACAGGTACACCTACAACTGTATCTGGCAGTGATGCTAACGGAAACACTTTGGCGTATGACGCAGGGTTTGCAGATGTTTATGTAAACGGGGTGCGTATGTCATCAGCAGATATTACAATTACATCTGGTACATCAGTTGTATTTGCGTCTGCGTTAGCAAACGGAGATGTTGTAGATGTAGTGGCTTACGGAACATTTAATGTAGCTTCTATTGATGCGGCTAACATAGACAGTGGTACTCTTAACAACGCAAGATTAACTGGTTCTGGTGCTATTACTATTAATGGTTCATCAGTAGCTTTAGGTGGAAACATAACAGTAGGAGAAACTAAACCTACTATAAGTTCTATATCTCCATCTACAATTACTAATGCTCAAACTTCTATTACAATTACAGGAACGAATTTTGTATCAGTACCACAAGTAGAAGCCTTAAATCAATCTACAGGTATCTGGTACACAGCAGACACAATTTCATTTACAAATGCTACAACACTTGTAGCTACATTTACTTTATCAGTAGATGCACAATATAAATTAAGAATAGAAAACCCAGACGGAAATGCAGTTTTATCTTCTTCAAATATTTTAACAGTTTCAGATGCACCTACTTGGTCAACAAGTGCAGGTTCACTTGGAACATTTCAAGGTAATTTCTCTGGTACACTTGCTACAATTTCAGCAAGTTCAGACAGTACAGTAGCTTATTCAGAAACAACTTCTGTACTTACAGGAGCAGGGGTTACTTTAAATACATCAACAGGTGCGTTGACTACTACCGATTTTGGAGCAAGTTCAACTACACCAACAACTTATAATTTTACAATCCGAGCAACAGATGGCGAGGGACAAACTACGGATAGAAGTTTCTCTATGACATCTAACTTCGGTGCAACAGGAGGGGCATACTTTACATAATGACTACTAGATTACAAAGAGATTTTGGAACAGCTACAAACAATAAAATATTTACTGTCTCTGTTTGGATTAAAAAAAATAAAATAGGTAATACTCATACAATTTTATGTGGTTCTGGTTCAAGTCATGCAAGACCAACACCAGAATTTATTTTAGGTTCTCTTGGTCAAATAAGTTTTTTTTCTTACAATGGAAGTGATTATGATATTCAACTGGATTCAAATGCAAAATATAGAGATATTAATGGTTGGTATCATCTTGTAATGGCAGTTGATACTACACAAGCAACAGCATCAAATAGAATTAAATTTTATATGAATGGAGAACAAGTAACAAGTTTAAATAATACAACTTATCCATCACAAAATTTGGTTTGTGGTATGAATAATAATGTTCCTCATTGTATTGGTGGAAGTACATTTGGTTCTTATGGGGGTGGTAATAATGATTGTATTATGTCTCATTTTCATTTTATAGACGGTATAGCTTATACTCCATCTGCATTTGGCGAAACAGATGCAACAACTGGAGAATGGAAAATTAAAACTAATGTTTCTGTAACTTATGGAAACAATGGTTTTTTTATTTTAAAAGATGGAACTTCAGTTACAGACCAATCTGGCAATAACAATAATTTTACAGTAGGTACAGGTTCACTTAATAAGACTGAAGATTGTCCGAGTAATGTTTTTTGTACTATGAACTCATTATCAAAAGGTTCAAACATTTCTATGTCACATGGTAATACT